TACAATGAAAGACATTTATAAAGTAAAAGATGTTACAGTTAAAAATTCTGGACTTTCTAAAATTGAACATGATAAGTGGAACCCTGGAGATATATGGGCTACTACAGATAAATCAATTGCTTCAAAACTTCCAAATACCTCAATTCAAGAACTTAATTTAAAACTTATTGAATTGTTTAATTCAAGAAAATTAATAGGCATATCATTAAAAAAGGTAACTAGAGAAAATGCATTAAAACTTGAAATTAAAAATAAAGATGCTAGTCGTTACAAATATAAATTTATGAGTGGTAGTTCAATGGCGGTGTTTAAACGTAAAGGCGGCGACATCTGGAGAAGTAAAAGTTCAAAAGTATTTTTTAATGGTGGAACCGCAGCGATACGTAACAAATCTCAATTTGCAGCTCTTACTTTTGAACTTGAGTTAAAGACTGCTCGTGGTGGAGGCGGTGGCTATGGCCAGATATCTGATTCACTAAAGAAAAGAATGAACATAAGACTTCCAACTAATCAAGATTTAAAAACACAAGCACTTGATTTAAAACAAAAAGGTGAGAAATCAAAATTTGCAATGCCATTATACAATATGATTAAGAAAATACATCCAGAAGTAAGTAAAGAAGAATGGATGAATGGTTTTACAACAAAGAGTGCAGGCGATATACACAGTAAAATTGCCGGTATATATGTGTTGCATCCACTAGTTGTAAATGCAAAGAATGGTAAGGCAGATTTAGTTATAACCGACATGGTAAATTATGCTGGATCAACACTTGAAGAATCATCAATATATGCGAAAGTTTATCAATAATGAATTTTAAAGAATTTATATCAGAACAAAAAAATACTCATATGACTCATATCGAAGACAAAGTTCTTTATGGTGGAGTTGATGGAACAAGGCAAGCAATACTTGCATTACGTTCATTAAGAGATATGTTAGCAGGAGTTAAAGATGGAAACGTTAGCGTTAAGTGGGACGGTGCACCCGCTGTTTTCGCTGGTATTGATCCTCGTGACGGTAAATTTTTTGTTGCTAAGAAAGGGATCTTCAACAAATCTCCAAAGGTGTACAAAACTAATTCTGACGTTGACGACGATACTAGTGGTGATCTTAATGCTAAATTAAAAGCCGCATTAAAATATTTACCTGAACTCGGCATTAAAGGTGTAGTGCAAGGTGACTTTTTATTTGATTCGAGTGAAGTCAGAACTAAAAAATTAAAAGGTAAACCTTATGTAACGTTTCATCCAAATACGATTGTGTATGCAGTTCCTTCAGGTACTGAGGCGGCTAAGAAAGTAAAGGCAGCAAAGATTGGAATAGTATGGCATACTACTTATAAAGGTTCTTCATTTGAAACTATGAAAGCATCTTACGGTGTTGATACGAGTAAGTTTCGCAATAGTAAAAATGTTTGGTCACAAGATGCAATGTTGAGAGATATGACTCAGTTCACTATGAATAAAAAAGATACGGAGGAAGTTAATGCACATCTTAGCAATGCTGGCAGGATTTTTAATAAAATTTCTGGTAGTACCTTACGTACTCTCGAAAGCAATCAAGATCTTGCTCAACTTATTGAAACATTTAATAATACTTTTGTACGAAAAGGCCAAGTCATTGGTAACACCAAAACCCACGTTGAAAAACTAATTCAACACATAAGACAAAAGTTTCAAAAAGAGATAGATAAAAGAAAGACTGAAAAAGGTAAATCAGTTCAACAAAAAAAACTTGATGATATATTGAAATTTTTCTCACCACAAAATAAAATAAGTTTACAAATGATGTTTGAATTGCAGAAATCTATAGTTCTTGCAAAATTAAAAATTATAAATATACTTAATAAGCTTAATAGCGCACAGACATTCTTAAAAACGAAAAATGGTTATCAAACCACGGGACAAGAAGGTTATGTAGCTATTGATAAACTTGGTGGTGATGCAGTGAAAATTGTGGACCGTATGGAATTTTCATACGCAAACTTTTCACCAGATATATTAAAGGGATGGGACAAGCCAGGGAGGAACTAATGGCACCATTAGATTTTAAACATATGACTGTAACCGACTATAAACCCGGTGAAGATGATGCAGTCAAATACTATGCACAAAAACGCAAGAAACAATATCATGGTAATGAGAGTAAAGATGTTAAAGAACTCTCTATGAAGCCAGATAAAAAACTTCCAAATTTAAAAGTTCCCGTAAAAGGTAAAAAAGGCGTAAGTAGATTTATGCGAAAGAAAGCCATCGGTCAGATGAAAGATGCAGTGCAAAGTGCTGATAGAAAACCAGAAAAGTATTTGAAACCAGATGGAAAGGTTGGAATCAGAATGGTTAAAACTGACAAAGAAGTCATAAAAAAAGAAGCTTCGGTTCTCAAACCAACTAAGCCTACAGATATAATTAAACACGCTAAGACTCTCGCAAAGAATCCAAGAGATTACATGATGAATAAGAAAAAGTATTTAGATAAAGCTCGTGCTAAAGTATTTAAAATGTATCCGAGAGAAGAAGTTGAAGAAGCTATAAATCATGATGATGCACATCGTGATGCTCAAACACATTCAGACGGAAGTATGAGTGTTAAGAAAATTCCAAGTATGATTAAAAAACCTGGTGATAAACATTTACATTTACATATGAAGAGTTATCACAAAGAGAAAGACGGTCAAGACTTTGCAAAGAAGCATGGTTATAAAGTAAAGAATTATGTTAAGACTCCATCAGGAACTAGAATGGATATTCATAAAGAAGAAGTTGATGTTGATGAAGCATTAAATTTACAGCAAAGAATGAAACGTTCAAGACTTATGAAGCGTTTAAAGACAAGAATTAAAATTGGCCGTGATAGAGCGCGTAGAAAGATGGCCAATAAAAAGACTCTCGAAAAGAGAGCAAACCGTCAGGCTCGAGCACAGCTAGCAAAGAAACTAACTCGTGGTATACCAAAAAGTGAACTAACATTTGCTAGGAAAAAAGAAATTGAAAAGAGATTAGAAAAGCCTGCTTTACAACAAAGAATTAAAAGAATAGCGAAGAGGATATTTAAAGACGTACGTAAAAAAGAGGTACAAAGGAAAAAAGGTTAATGATAAGCTCATTTAAAAAATACCTTGTTGAAGAAGAAAAGACTGTATACTTTACGTTCGGTCGAATGAATCCTCCTACAACTGGTCATGAAAAATTAATGAATGAACTTGCTAAAAAATCAGGCAAGCATTCATATCGCGTTTACTTATCGCAGAGTGTGGATAACAAAAAGAATCCACTGGATTTTAGAACCAAAGTTAAAACTGTTCGTAAGTTTTTTCCAAAGCACGCCAGACAAGTCATGCTAAATAAAAAAGTTAAGAATGTTTTTGATGCAGTTACCGAAATATATAATGACGGAATTAAAAATGTTACTATGGTAGTTGGTTCAGATAGAGTAAACGAATTTAAAACACTTTTGAATAAGTATAATGGCAAGAAAGGAAGACACGGCCTTTATAACTTTAGTAAGATAAATGTAATTTCAGCCGGAGACCGTGATCCAGATGCAGATGATGTTTCAGGTATGTCAGCATCAAAGATGAGAAAATTAGCAAGTGATGGAGACTTTACACAATTCTCACAAGGATTACCTCGAAGTGTTTCTAATAATGAAGCTAAAAAAGTATATAACGACGTAAGGCGAGGAATGGGACTAAAAGAACAAAAAGACTATAAAAATAAATTACACTTTGAGCCTATCTCTGAGAAAAGAGAGGACTATGTCAAGGGAAATCTGTTTAATATTGGTGATAATGTTACTGTCGTGGGCAGTGACGAACTCGCTAGTGTTACCAGCCTTGGAAGTAATTATGTCATTATTGAGATGAATGGCAAATCATATAGAAAATGGATTCAAGATGTTGAGCTGTTAGAGAAGAAAAAAAGTAAAGAAGGCAATCAAAAAGTCAGACAAGATCCTGATGTTAAGAAGGCGCCCGGTACTCAACCAGCACCTTATTATGGTGGTCTATCCAAGGCAACAAAGAAAAGAAGATTAGCACACTTTAAAAAATATTCTAAGTATGATGACGATAATCCAGCCGCTTATAAACCGGCGCCTGGTGATGCACGTGCAAAAACTAAACCAAGTAAACATACATTAAAGTATAGAAGAATGTACGGTGAAGATGCCGTTGAACTTGCAAAGAAAAAAATAGAAAGAGAAAAAATGGTCGATAAGATGAAACATGCCAGAATGTTAGATCGAGCCAAAGTAAGAAAAATTAAAAATAGGAGTAAAGCAGATGCTTAAATTCAAAACTTTCGAAGAGTTACTTGAAAATGAAGGACTCAAAAAGAAAGCAGCTAAGTCTGGTATATCTTACGGCACATTAAAAAAGGTATACAACAGAGGTATGGCAGCTTGGAGAACAGGTCACAGACCAGGGACTACACCACAACAGTGGGGAATGGCTCGAGTAAATTCATATATCGGAAAAGGTAAAGGTACATATTACGGTGCTGATGCTGATCTTCGTGGTGCTAAAAGAAAAACTAAAAAAGAATCATTTGAATCAGTTAACGAAAACTTTAGTTATCATAATGACATGGCAAAGGCTCATAAAAGCCACGCTATGCGTCATAATTCCGAATTTCATCATGGAAATCATAATTATGATGATGAAGATATGCACGGTCGCGCTATCGATATTCATAAACAAGCACATGCTGCTCATATACAAGCTCGCAATTTATCTTCTTATGATCCTAAAGGAGAATATAAGAAAGCTGCAAAAGATGCTCATTCATTAAGTCAGACAGCTATTGGAACAACTAAAGACGCTGGAAAATTTAAGACAGGTCAACCTAAGCATAAGTTTCCGAAACTGAAGTTGCACACTAAATCGGAGAGCACA